GGGCCTCCCCCCCTAGGAGCCACTGTCGGTGTGGCTAAGGTGGGAAATTTAATCTTGTCGAACCCTCCTACATCTGAGGTCAGGCTGTAGGAAATCCCGCCCTCCTACCCGCTATGGGGGCTGTCGCTCTTCGTGTGGTGGCCGTGACACGACATTGCCAAATCTGTCGTTGTCAAAACGGCTGTACACCACCCCCCATAGGGCCGGAGGATAAAAACCGGTATGCCCATACTTGTACATTAACTCGACTTCCCCGGGCCTAGGAAGCCGATTCAACCACTCCCACTTGAAGGATGTCCATGGGATGTCCATCTCACGGAGCAGGGCTAGGTCTCTGTACGTACCAGTTAATTCGGGTATTGAGTGCTTCCAATGAAGCCAGTCCCAATACTCCTCGAGTACATACCTTGCTGTATCATTGTAGTAGAAGGTCATGTATGCCATCGAGGTCCGAACAACTTCCCACTGTACATCGCCCCTGTTCCGCTCCGGTACGAGGAACATCTCATAGAGGTCCTGCAGGGGTCGGGTTGGCCTCACTCCCATGGGAGTTTGGAGGAAGTAGAGTGAGAGGAAAGAACCACTCTTCTTCTCTTCAGGATCTGGCTCAATATCAACCAAGACATTCGAGACGTAGCTCTTGGTCTGTGATACCACCATGCCAAAATCCCGCTGTGCCACCCTAGTAACCCTCGGCAGAAGCCCCTTTAGGTCGGCCTTATCGTAGATGGCCACTACGGAGTCATCCCCGAACGTCCAGATCTTTGCCCTCAAGCCCATCTCCTTCATACAATGGGTGAGGATTAGCCAGTTCGCGTAACTTCCGGCTAAGGACGTCCAGGGATCCCCCGATGCGACCCCTCTCTTCTTTCGGTAAACGTTACCGTCAGGCATGGCAATCTCAGTATTGACGAGGTGATTGAATTCAGATTGCCAGTAGGCTCTAGAGCCTGGAACGGCCGAAAACCGAGTGGAGATGTGCTTCATGACGGCCTGAAGGAGTTTGGCAGGGATCCTCTGATCGAACCCCTTGAAGTCAAGGAACATGAAGTGTTTGGCACCCTTGGACCACTCAGATATGCGTTGGTATGATTCTGAGAATGGTCCCATGCCGAGCAACACTCCTCCATTACTTTTATCCACCCCCTTCAGGTGCGCCATGTAAGGACCTGATGCGATCGCACCAATAAGGTGCCGGCACAGATCAGGCATGACGATTAGTCTCCCCTCCTTTCGGTCGCCGCCCCCCTTCCCGGTAATTACCCTCTTTCCGCGGCCCGCCACGCCAGCTGGCGGAACCTCATAAGGCCTCCCTTCTTCCAACATCCTCCTCATAAGGCGGTTGGACTCTACCACAGCAGGCATCAGTGCTTGCCTCTTCGTCGCGTATCCTAACTTCTTCCATCGGATCCCAGGTGATGTCTGGCTCGGGACAGTAACCTTCGCGAGAGCATCAGGGTCAAGCCAGCCTGAGAGCTCCGGGCCCCAGTCTTCAGTGCTGCGCAACTCCATAAGAAGCCGACTAAGCGCAGTAGAGGAGACTCGGCACCCGGACCACTCATCATCAGCAAATGACCGAAGATGCTTGTAAAGGTCCGCCTGGGATGGGGGAATGAACTCTGAGGAAAGAATATCGCTGGACGGGCCCGGCACTGAGGTCAAGTGGGTAGAGCGCTCATCAAGAAATGAAGAAAAATGAGTGGAATTGGAGGTTTCCGGTTGGACGTATCGGTACTGCACAGCAGGCGATCCCCCCAACCAGTCTACACCCCGAAAAGTATCATGACGCCAATTACCCGAAAGAAAGAATTTCCACTCCTTAACGCCATGCCCCGCAGCCTCGGACATCGTAGTTGGGTTGTTAGTTATCCAGTCCAGTATCACAGACTCATCGGCAAGATCCAACTCTCCGTCCCCGTACAACAAGGCTGCGGAAACTAAAAATCCAAATTAGCCAGGGCGTCCGCCCCGGCATCATCCTCCAACGCAACCCCTCCACCGGCCTCAGACTCACCGAGGTCGATGCCATGTCGCCGTAGCGCCTCAGCTGCTGTCACCCGCTTGGCCTCGTAGCCCGGGTCTAACCTCGACAGAGCCTCATCGCGCTCCCCCAGTAGTTGGTTTACGCGCCTGGTGGCGGCGCGTGCTTCGCGGATGAGCCTCTGCTGCTCATCGATGAGGGCCCGGAGCTCCTGTTTATAGCGTTGGGCCACCTCATTGAACTCGGGCGACCTCCTCAGCGCCACCGGGTCCAATAGCCGCTGGAAATGTGCCTTGTACACTTTCCCAGCCTCCTTCAACTTCTCCAGAGCCTGTGGAGACTTCTGGGCCACGTCGAGAACAGCGTCTCGATCCACCCGTCGACCCCGCACGGCTGACAAGATGCCGGCGACAATCTCGACGGGCGAGTCCCATTCTGCGGTGAGTCTGTCCACATGACTCGAGAACTCTCCCCCATCCGCCCAGTACACTTCGTTCCCACTCCTCGACCACCCCCTCACGTTTGGCGTGACGGCCCGCAGCGTCACGATCCCCTCGTTGTCGCCAGTGCACGGGATCTCGGTCCTCCCGACTTGCCACCCCGAAGGGTATAAGGCGCGCACTGTCAACGGCCTGTTCTCGACCCCCCGTGGCGCGAGAAAACGATTAATGACGTGCAGCACGCCACGGGGGAGGTCGCCATCATAATGGCAGGCGGCCCAGTTCTCGGATAGGGACTTGTCTTGATCCGGGGTGAAGCCCTGTTCGGGCGGATGAGGACCTGGATCCTCAGGTGGTGGGCTGGTAGCCTTGTGTTGAGGCGCCCTTTTGGCGGGGGCGTCTCCGGTCGCCGGGCTACCGGCAGCTAACCTAATGTCCGCGGTGGTGTCGTCCTTCTTGGGGGGCATGT